AACTTGGGCTGGCAACAAGATACAGCGTGCAGACTCCGGTCTTTACAGCCCGACCAAGGATACCTACACACCAGCAACTGCATGGGCCTCACTGTTCGGCATTAAGGTGAGACCGTCAAGCCATAATAAACTGGTGGGTCGAATTGGTCATAAGTGGGATAAGCGGATCAATGCGAATGGGGATAAGATCAGAGCCCTAATCAGTGAGCAACTGGCAGGTGGTGAGGATAAGCAGTTCGCTAAGAAGTTAGAGGTCTTGATGGCAAAGCAGAAGAGGCTCACAAGGCACGCCGTGGCTGCTATCAGTGGAAAATAAATACCCGCTAGTTCTGGTGAAGTGGCTAGACATAACTGCCACTGCTGGGTGGGATGATCCCGACGAGGTTGATCCCATCGAGGTAATATCTGTTGGCTGGCTTTATTCTGATGACGGGGAGACCGTCAAGATAGGAACAACACTAGGAGAGGACGGTCGCCCTTATGGGGTAACCGCCCTCCCTAGAGGTTGTGTTCTGGAGATTACTTCCGTGAGTCCAGAATCTCCTGCAGTTCGTAAGGCGGAACCGCTAGCACCTTCTTCACCGCACTCGTGGGATAACACCACTCACCCCCCACTAACCTTGCCTTAGAACTCTGATTGAGTCCAAGGACTTCAGTAACCAACTCGTACCAATGGTTACTGTACCCCTCCGCCATGGTCTGAGCCCATAGCCATTTGGAAGTTACCATTCCCATCATATCCTCCCCTTCATCTTAAGCCACTCAAACACTGCACCTTCCATCTCTTGCAGAGTTTCGTAGCGTTTGTTATCACAATAAAGGTAGGTCCACTGCCTGTCTGACAGTAGGAAGTAGAACTTGTTATCCTGATCCTTTACCCTCTCCACTCTGATCTCAGAGTCGGGGATGCGTCCAAGGTTGAACGCACTCCCCTTGCCCCAATGGATTTCCATTAGACCTCATACTGCCTCAGCAGCAGGTCAATGTAGACCCTAGCCTTATGCAAGTCCTCCACAGGATTACCTTTCATCTTGTAGCGTGTGATGTACTTGATGATGTTACCCTCCAAGAATCCCAATCCATGACTGGTGATGTACTTGACTGGTTCGATACCAACGTCATAGTGAGGCGGTGGATTGTCTGCCGTTCCGACATGCTTCTTGATCAAGTCATACCGACCTAACCGTTTCAACTCATTATCCCACTCCTCGTCTTCCTTACGGCTCTTGATTTCCGCTACTGTTTCTACCATTTCTTTGCTCCTTGTATTGATATAAAGTTAAACCACTTTTCTCGGTGAATACATCCCGCCAGAGTTTACCTGACGGGGCTTTCTCAGTTTGGTGACGCCAACAGAACCGCGCAAAGTGAAGTATCAAATCTTCGTACAGTTCTGCTGACCTCTCCTTGGTGTGCTCTATATTCCGCATACCCCACTCAGACACTGCTCCTCACTCGTGTCCTCAAACACAATGCCCCGTTTCTTTATGGCCTCCTCATACGGTACGTCAGTAATTGGCTGACCTCCTCTTGCTCCTGAAGGGTACACGGTTATTCCACGCAGACCCTTGGCATATTTCTTAAACCACTCAGCGTACTGCGGAACCAGAGAATCATTATTCAACTCAGTGTCCCACTGTGGCAGGTTGATCGTACTGCTGATCGCCTGATCCACATACTTCTGTACTTCGTACTGAAACTTGATACGACGCTCTGGGTCTGCCGCTAGGTCAACCGCAGACTCAATCTTCTCTGGTTTCACACCCATGTCGATGAGACTCTGTGCTGTACCGTCAACCACGAACTCATGCTTCCACTTGGTTCCTTCAGTAAGGTAACGACGCTTGAACGCCACACTGTACACAGGTTCTATGCCTGATGTGGTTCCGGCCAGAATACTAATGGTTCCCGTGGGTGCGATAGCACGCACTCCCTTTGGGGTAACCATGTACCATTCGTTGGCTGTGTCCTTGGCATACTTATCAGACACGGCACGCCACGCTGACAACCAAGTCTTCAACTCGTCAGTGACCTCGTACTTGTAGCCACGCTTGAGAAGCCACTCGTGCATCCCCATGAGCCCAAGTCCAAGACGACTGTTACGCTGTCTGACATCGTAGACCTTCTGATACGGCAACTCAGCACGCCTCAGGCCACACATGAGGAACTTCGTCACTAACGCTGTGACCTCCCTCAATTCCTCAATGTCCTCAATCTCTGCTAGGTTGATGCTCGACAGGTTACAGACGTCACTGTCATCTGCGCTGACAATCTCACAGCACGCATTGCGTAGCGTCTCATCCTGCTGCTCACCAAAGTTGAACGAGAATCCGGGTTCGCCAGTCATCATGGCTTGCCTTACATTGCTAGTGAATACCTCATTGTCCATGTCCTTCAGCCACTCGTCGTCGTAGTTCAGGGACACGTTCATCATGTCCAGTGGAGCGTAGGCATTGAAGTCCTTTTCCTTCATCGCCTTGATGTCGTCACTCCAGTTCTTCATGGTTAGGAAGTCAGCAGCGTCCTCATGTCTCCAGTTCAGTGAACCGTACATGGCAGACCTACGACTACCACCTTGCATCACATTGCGGCCAATCTCGTTGGTTGCGTGAAGGAAGGGGATGGGGCCAGAGGACACCCCACCCGTCTTCGATAGCGTTCTACCCTTCGGACGGAATGCTGATACATCGATTCCAATTCCCCCACCGGTCATCAAACAGGAGCCAGCCCTACGCCATAGGTCTGCCCATTCTTCCCGAGTGTCCTCCTCTGCTTTGAGTAGATAGCAATTGTTGTAGAACCTTGCCTTGCGTCCCGCGTACCAGAGATACCGACCACCGGGTAACCACTTGAACTCAGTCAGGTAGTACGCCAATGCGTCACAGTCTGACTTGCTGAGCAGTGGCTTCTCAGTTCCTTGGTTGTCCCCACACACCGCATTGACTACGGTATGGGCACGGTCATTCCATGTCTCATACCTGTTCGCTGCGTACTTGTGTTGGAAGATGTTATCTCCCAGTTGTGTTCTGAAGTCGCTCATGCTCCCACCTTTGGGTGGTCATTGACAATCTCCTCTGCCTTCTCATGAACTTCCTCAGGCGTAAGGAAACAATCTCCTTCCCAACATGTCGTGCTGTAGAGCATGCACGACTCACCTTCTGGCGTGTCAATCACGAACGACATGGTTTCCTTGTCCGGGTCTGTGAACCACACAACGGCTACCTGCTTCTGGCTGAAAGCAATAGCCACCGGGACCTCTCCATGGTCCTCAGTCAACGCACGATACAGGTCCCGTGTGTCGCCACAGATTACCGGTATCTCAATGTGCTTTCCTTCCAGACCTTCCGGCAGTTCCTGCTGAGCGTTAGCCTTGGCGCTATACCCTGCAGCAACACCAAGGAATAGCATCACCAGAACGAAACTCACTGCGCCCTGATACCTTATTAACAGGTCATTTAGTCTTTGCATCTTTCTTCCCCTTTTTGATTGATGGTGATTTCTCCACGAGGTCACTCAATGTAACCTTGTCTGGAGCAGGACGCTTCATCCTGAGTGATTGCAGTAAGGCGTCTACCTTCTGCGGTATTGTTCCGTAGTCTTTGTTCATGTTCCCTCCTGTGGGAGAAGTGGGGGGCGCTAGGCCCCCCGAATGATTAGGACTTTGCGTCCTCCATGGTGGCTTTGGTTACTACTTCGTTGTTCTCCAGTGCCTTGACCTCATCGTCAGTCAAGAGTCGGAAGATGACATCCCCGTGCTCATTGACCTCTCGCTTATAGGTCTTGGCAACCATTTCGTATCGTGTGACAATACCATCTGCCGGACCGTTGGCAATCTTGACATCACGCTCAAGGTTATCGAACCAACTGTCCACCACCTGAAGCGGTGTAGACAAACCTGAGAACCCGGTGAGTCTATCGAAGAGTCTATCCATCGCTCTTATGTTTCTGTTTTGCATCATCATCATCCTTCTTTCTCCTCTATATGAAAGTTTAAGTCCCGCTTTGATATGGGTGGGGACTCGATACCCTCTTGCTTACGGCGCAAGGCGTCCCGTTCTAACGCCTTCTCCGTCCACCGTCTACGCGTTCCCATGGAAAAATGAACGGCTCCATGGTCGGCTTTTTTAGGAAGCCTAGACTCCTTTCCCCTAAAAAGGGGGCTCATCTAAGTCCGCTCCCGGCTCATAGCCATCTGGTAGTGCGCCAAAGTCTACGGAACTGGAGCCCTCTCCCTCCTTAAGAATCCTGATAGCGTTAAGGTAGCACGCTACCCCTCCGCCCCCAGCAGTATACGGTGCAAAGCCAAGCATGGCCTGAACCGTAGCCCCTTGAACGCGGTCAGCATCAACGATCTTGTTATCGCGGTCCACTACCTTGACCCGGAACTTGGACTTACCCTTGATCTTGTACATCCCGGGATCGTATTCAGCATCTTCGGGAATCTGAGACAGCGGGTTGTTACCGCGTCCCCCGTTGGCCTTGGCGATAGCCTTGGTCATTTCCTTGACTGACTGTGAGTCAGCGTCGAACATGAATGTGCACGAGAATTTTCCAGTGTCAACTCCGCCGAACTCCTCAGTCTTATCAAGGTTAGGGAATCGAACTTCACATGGGCCTACCACTAGGCTAATCTTATCTGACATCTTCTTCCTCCTTACGGTTGTTGTACTGTTCGCATACGCCCATTGCGCCAAACGCACAGTAGTTATCGCAACGCATATGTGTTGCGGGTCTCTCTTCAATACTAATCCCTGTCTTGCCTTCCAATCCTTGGCTGCTGATCCAGTTCTCAGCCTTCTCACGGGTTGGCAGCACGCGCAGGGCACGCTTCTTCTTGGAATCCTTGACAGCGAATGAGCCGTCCTTCTTCCACATCTCTTTATCACTACATGACTTCTCGCCTTCTCCGAAGTGCAACTCCAGTCGTTCAGTGATGTACGCCAACTGCTTGTCCTCATCCCACAGTGGAATGTCCACTACTTGGATGGGCTGCATTGGGTAGTCACGCTCATTTTGTCTTCCCTTAGACCAGTCACGACACAGTGCGTACACTTGAAGTGCGTCAACCTCAAAGCCGTTCTGCTTCATGAGGTACGCCCCAATGTTTAACTGTGTCTCGAATGATGTGTAATCCTTCATCACCAGTTTCCAACTGCTAACCGTCTTCAGGTCAGCGAGTGTCTTGGTCTTGAAGTCGTAAGTGTCGATTTGGGCTGACACCGTGAGTGGGTCATTACCCTCAATAGGGTGGGCAAAGTCCCACAGAAAACGCTTTTCCATCAGCACGTTAGCGTTGGCAGCGTTGGCTGCTTCGAACCTGCTGTGAATTCCTGAACCCATACTGGCGTACAGTCTGGTCGCGCTGTCTTCCACCACATCCTTTCCATGTTCTCTCCAGAACTTGGCTATCTGTGGCGAATCCTGTAACTTGGTTGCGCTGATGTCGAACTTCACTCCACCGCTATTGTAGTCATTCCAAACTAGGAACTGATGCAATGCATCAGGCAATTCCTGATCGTTTGTGAATCTCATTTGTACTCCTTATATCGTTGTGTGACAAAGAACTCTGCGTCCATCAGGACGAGCGGTTTCTGTCGGTTGCGACTTATGAACACGATGGGCTCATCGTCCTCATGCTCTTTGTTTGCTTCTGCCTGTTTGTATGCCTCCCAGACATTGACTCGTTCCTGTGCTTTGCATTCCACCGACCAAGGATAGATT